GATTGCAAACATCAGCTCGCCTAAGACCATAGTCAAGCCACCGGTTTACTATCGCCCCGATTCTGTTAAGTTAGATAAGCAGCCAGGAACAGTTATTTTGTTCACCAGTTACTTTGAGCAGAAGCATTCAGATAGGCAGCGTGAACTGAAACAGGTAATGCAGCGCAATATTGATTGTCAAAGCATTGACAAAATTGTCAACCTTGGTACGGCATGGGAACATGACAAGGTGATTAACCTGCCATACGACCGTCCGACCTTTGCAGACTTTATCAAGGAGATGCAGAACCATGAGGCCGATTATTACATATTGGCCAATTCCGATATTTACTTTACAAGCGAAATTGAGCGGATTAAGGAGCTTAAGATGGATGGCAAAGTGTTAGCCCTAAGCCGATGGGATATCATGGCTAATGGCTCAGCTAAGCTGTTTGATTACGAATGGACTCAGGACACATGGATATGGAAAGGCAAACCCAAGCAAATGGCTAACCTTGACTTCATAATGGGTGTTCCTGCTTGTGACAACCGACTGGCTTACGAGATTGCCCAGAACGGTATGACCCCGATCAACCCAAGCAAGGATATTAAGACCTATCATCTGCACATCAGCAATAAGAGAACCTATACCGAGCGTAATAGATTGCCCGGTCAAGTGCTTCCAGTTGTTCCGATGGATTCGAGCAGATGGCGGCAAAAGACTTGCGTAATAAATCAACCTGGCAAGGTTGGGGACATTATCTGTGTACTGCCGATTGCTAAGTGGTGGGCCGACAAAGGATACAAAGTTTTTTGGCAATGCCCGAAGCAATACCATTCGCTTTTTGATTATATTTACTACTGCATACCTATTGAAAAGTATGAGCATCAAGCAGATAAGGTCATTGACTTGTCATTCGGTTTGGACACTTTTAGTCCAATTCATCGTAAGTGGTTGGCGTATAAACGCACTGGCAAGAGCTTTGTGCAGTTCAAATATGAGATTGCCGAAGTACCTTTGAGTCAAATTAGAAACTTAATATACAAACGAAATGAACAAGCTGAGCAAAATCTTATTGTTGACCTGGGATTGGATCCTGATGGGGATTATCACGTTTATCATGACTCTAGTGATTATGGTACTGCTGCCGATATGGACATTCAAGGGCCTAGTGTCAGGTTTCAGAAAGTCAAGGACTATACGATTTTCGACTGGCGCAAAGTCCTAGAAAAAGCATCTTCAATCCATTGCATTGACTCAAGCTTGTCTAACTTTGTCGATGCTATTGAGGTCAAGGCGGATTTACATTATTACATTACCGACAAGGTGCCATCCAAATCGGACCGCACCATACTAACTAAAAACTGGAAACATCATGCTATGGCACGAGTTTGATATAATGCTATCCGATAAGAAGCTTGAGGATATGGGCATCAATAAGCGGTCATCAGCCAAGGCCATGGTCAGCTTGGAAAATATCTATTCTTTTCATTCCAGCTATAACGATGAGGGAGATGAGGTCACTTTAATAATGTTCGTGAATGGTGACATTATACAAGTGAATCAAAAATATGATGAGGTAAAAAAAATAATGCGATGCAGATAGCACAAAATCTGATGCCCCATGGAATGGCCGCTCACAATGATTTCAAGGATGCCATCACGCATCTTATCCGCACTAAAAAGCTTCAAAGTATCATTGAAACAGGCAGCTATCTTGGTGAGGGTACTACTCAAGCCATCGCTGATGCTTTGGTGGGAGATGAGCAGGTCTGGTCTATCGAGGTTAACCCAAGGCATTACGAAATCGCTAGAAAGAGGCACAGGAACACACCCATTAACTTCCTGCTTGGTCTATCTGTCAGCCGTCGCGATATTCCCACTTCTGTTACTTTCGATGTCCCTGATAACATTGTTATTGATCACCTCGATCATAATCGAGAGCTACTTTATAAACAGGAAATAAGCTTTAAGGGTGCGGATGATATGCTTCATTTCGCCTTGGCCAAGCTTGACTTTAAACCTGATTTGGTAATCCTAGACAGTGCCGGTCACATGGGATTGCAGGAGTTTAAATATCTGATGGAGCGTGTTGACCCTGGCTTTTATTTGGCCTTGGATGACACCAACCATGTCAAGCATTACCAGACCTGTAAGAGCTTGGAGACGGTCGATTGCGAGCTAGTGTTCCAAACCGAGCAGGGCTTTGGCAGTCGAATCTATTACATTAAATGAGGTACGCCTTTACTATAATCTATAACGGCAAGCACCATCTGCTGCATAAGGAATTTGCCCAGCGGATGGTTTCAATGTTTGACAAGTGGGTCATTGTTGAGGGGTTTAGCCGTAATGGAGGGTCAACTGCTTGGTGTACTTCGATACGGCCTCCATCGCAATCTACCGATGGAACGATTGAGACTTGTCAAAATTTGGCAAGTCAAAATCCTACAAAAGTAATTTTCGCCACATCGCAGACAGGATGGTCAAGCAAGGATGAGCAGGTCAACAAGGCAATCGAACTGCTCCAGGGCAGTGAACCAGGTTGGCTTTGGCAGGTCGATGCCGATGAGCATTGGACTATCGAGGACTTGGATGGGGCTGAAAGTATGCTTCAAAAGGACATTAAATTGGCTGGAGGTTTCCAATTCTATCACTATCTTTGTAAGGATGTAGATGGGAGACAACTGGTGGGGAAAGGATCTTGGGGCGATGGCATTAGTACACGATTATGGTGGTGGCATGGACAGAAGTTTATCAGCCACGAACCGCCAATCATGGAAGAGCAGCATGGTTACAAGGTTTTACCCCAAAAGTATCATCACTACTCTTATTACTTTGAACAGGATGTGGAATTCAAAAGCAGGTATTACAAAGGTTATAGATCGGTTCTGGCTAACTGGAGAATGCTCCAAAAACGCCGATTCGACTATCCCATACCTGCGAAAGTTTTGCTCGGTTCAGGTACTTCGGTTGACTTTAATAACTCCTATATAACTACACTATGAAAGCATGTTCATCCTGCGGAGGAAGCAAACCTAGGACTAGGCCAAAACCGCCCGCCAAACCAAAAAACTAATGTTAACTCCTGAGCAGATTTCGTATTTGGTCGATTCAATAATATCGATCCGCAACAAAGGCAACAAGTCCAAGGGCATCACATTGATGCAGCAAAGCTCGGACAATTACCTGCCTGACTATTACAATGGTTACAGACTATCGGTGAAATGGCTTGACCAGATACGAACTCACGCTCAGAAAGGGGTTTTCCCTTACGAGTTGTTTGAAAAGACTGCTCCGAATCAAACGCCAAAGGAGGCCGAATATGTCAGGGCTAATTACAAGCAGACAACGCTTCAGGTATTCAAGGATATGGTTGATACCTACGGCCGTGCCTACCATGAGAACAACTGGTCGATAAGCTACACTCCCGATGCGGACCAATACGTTAACACCGATACTACCTTAGCCCGTTACCTTGATTCCGAATTTCCGGAATACGGCAGCTTGGATAACTTCATTTTCATGTTCCTGCCTCCACTAAAGCTGATGGATGCAATGGGAGTCGTGGCGGTCATGCCGCACGAATTGGATACGGTTGAGATTGATGGCGAAGAGGTGCTTAACCCCGATGAACTGGTTGATCCATACACTAAGTTTTACCATACCACTAGGGTTTTGGCTTTCGATGAGGGATATGCAGTCATCGAGAGTGAGGAGCGCAGTGAGGTCGAATACAATAATAAGATGGTCATGGAGGGGGCGGTGTTTCTGATATTCGATGACCAATGGATATATAAGGCAATCCAAGTAGGCAAGAAAGTCGATAACCAATTCGAGATAATCGAATGGTTCAACCATGCCACAGATATGCTTCCAGTCAAGCGAGTGGATGGCATCAGCATTCAGATTGACGAAACGATGATGCAGCAGTCTCCGTTCCTTTATGCTACCGACATACTTGATGAGGTGCTGTTAGATTCAGCTTTACTGCGTGGAATCAAACCTACCTGCACCTATCCTTACCGGGTAATGATTGGTGACCCTTGCCAGTTCCAAATCAGGATTGATGGGGAGAACCTGACCTGCGATGGCGGTTTCCATTACAGGCATGACGGCACCAAGACGCTCTGCCCTGATTGTAACGGCACTGGCATGAAAGACCGCATCAGTCCTTATGGAACGCTGCTAATCAAGCCGCAGACATCTACCACGGCAGGAGATAACATCAGCCCAGATTCGGCTATATTCTATGCAGCCCCATCGACTGAAACGCCTCGATTCTTGCGTGAGGAAATAGCCCATAACATGAACGCAGCGTATGAGATGCTTCACCTTAAAAAGACTAACAACAAGGTACAAGGAGGCGAGGGCATCACAGCAACCGAGGCGGCCAGTGATCAAAAGGCATTGATTGCAGGTATCAAACAGAACTGCATGCAGCTATTTGACATGTATGAGTGGTGCATTGATATGATTGGCCTTATGCGCTACGGCGAGAATTACCGCAAGCCAGTGATTAAACGACCTGTGAATTACGACTTCTACCTTGAGTCGGATTATCTGGCTCAGATTAACGAAGCCATCGCAGCCAAGCAGCCGCCGTTTGTGATTCAGTCCATCATATATAAATACTTGCAGACCCTATATTATCCTGATGTCCAAGGCCAGCAGATATTCAACCTGATTAGCCAAGCCGACCGCTTGCTTACAATGACCTTGGATGAGATTAACCTGAAGCTATCAAAAGGATTGGTAGATAAATGGGAGGTCGTTCTGCACGATTCGGCTATTAATCTGGTTAATACCTTGATGATGGAGAACCCTGCATTCTTTGAGCAGGACTTCGACACCCAGCTTCAGCAGTTAATAGCCAAGGCCAAGGAGATATCTGGTGCCATTGCCTTGACAACACCTAGCGGATTCAACGCTCAGAACCTAGTCAGTAACATCGTAGCAGGCATCTAATGGCAACGCTGAGTGAGCTGATAGCTGAGAAAACGCGGCGGCTCACAACCGTTCCGGATGCTTATTTGACCGATGTTGAAAGGGCGCAGAAACGGCTTTTCCCTCAAATAGTTGACATACTTCGTCAGCTCTCGGTCGATTCGGCTGGCAATATTATTCTAAACGCAGCTAACCTGACCTTGGCATCCGATGTCAAGGCATTGGTTCAGGACATATTAAGTCAGTCGGAATATATCACGGCAGTTCGGGAGTTTGCCTCGCAGATGACTGAGCAAGGCAAGGTCAGTAATGAGCTATTTGCTAAGGCCTTTGATGGCTTTACACCGCGACCGATTGCTGAGGCATTGCTAAAAACTACCCAACGCAATGCAGTAGATTTGATGGTTAACGCAATAGGTAACCAACGCTTTGCCGATGTGGTGCGTGAGAACATTGAAACGGCCATTAGTTCCAACGCAGGATTTACAGAAACGGTCAGGCAGCTTCAGACGATTGTCACTGGAGATGATGAGGTCGATGGAAAGCTTTTGCAGTATAATAGGCAGATAGCTCACGACACCTTTGCCATTGCCGACAGGAACTATACCAGTGCGGTCAGTGAGGAACTGGAAGCGGAATGGTTCTTTTATTCGGGCAGCGAAATCGAAACAACTAGGCCGTTCTGTTCCGCTAGACATAATGAATATTTTTACTATCGGGAGATTGAGCAATGGCCATCAACGGCAGGGGATTGGGCAGGTAGGATACCTGGCACTAATTCAAGCACTATCTATTCCTATGCAGGCGGTTACAACTGCCGTCATTCAATAATACCCGTATCTATTCGCAGGGTGCCAGAATCAAAGATTCGTGAGGCCATTACAAAGTGGGGTTTTGAACCCACTGAAACAGAAGCCGAACTACTAGGGCTATAAATCCTTATTCCTAGTTCTGTATAAATCAAAAGCAATCAGCAGCAGACAACCGATAAATAAAGCTAGATTCATGGTATCGTCTTAAAAATAAGAAACCAAAACACTAGCAATAGACCCGAAACAATCAGCCAAAAGACTTTGATTTCCTTATTATTGTCATCCATTAAAAGCTACTTTTAGGCAATTATAAACATAAATTTATAACATTTTAGGTTATTTTTGCAATATGGACCACATAAAGAAAGCAATGAGCATGAAGACTGGCAGGGTTGCCATGCTTCCGCCTCAGATCTACAACAACCCTTTACGGATGGCATCGGGTCAATGGGTGCTGATTGAACAGCCCCAGGTAGATAGTACACCTAACAACACAACGGCACCGGCTGAGTCGTTCCTTGATACCTTTACATCGGAAGAACCGACCGCCGAAGCACCAAAGAAAAAAGGTCGTAAACCAAAATCAAATAATAATGATAGACCTGAAGCAGCTGAATGAGTTCGCTGGAATCGAAGCTGAGAACTTCGACCAGTTCAAAGAGCAATTCCAACAGAAGTTTGTACTTAAAGAGAACGTAGTCAAAGACCCTGACCTGACTAGCCAAATCACCGGCAAGGTGATGGGTAGCCAAATGACCAAGATTCGCCAAATGTTTAAGGAGGAGGGCGTTGAGTTCAGCGATGAGGAGACCAAAACAATAAAGAAAAACGAGGAGCTATTCAACCTTGGTTTGTCCAAGGTCAAAGGCAATCTCTTAAACCAACTAGAAGATGTCAAAAAATCCGCTTCGGTCGGGTCAGATCAACGGCTTCAGGAATACGAAGCTAAAATTGCCAAGATTGAAAAAGAAAAAAACGATATTAAGTCAGCTTGGAAAAGCACTGGCGAAGAGTTCGAAAAGTATAAGCTCGAAGTAAGCAATACCATTAAGCATAAGGAAATCGACTTTAGGTTATCCAAGGCCAAGGAATCGCTCAAGCTTCGTTCCAAGATCAACGAGGCCGAGCGTGCAGGTTTCGAAGCCATCCTTAAGAACCGCCTAAAGTTCGACCTAGATGATAGCGGTCAGCTTGTAACCATGAACGCCAATGGTGAGCGCATCAAGTCCAAGGTTAAGGCAGGTGACTTCATGCCAGCCGATGAGGCCATCCAAGAGATAGTGAACGAGCTTGGATTGGGTGAAACAAACCCCCATGCCGGCAAACCTGCCCCTCAAGCTCCTGCCATGTTCGGCATGAACAACCGTACCCCACGACCAATGCCATCGGCTCAACCTCCAGCAATGGCTTCGGGCAAGCGCATCCATCCTCGCGCAACAAAATAAAGCTGTTTGTTTGTCTTGTTCAAAAGGCCGCTGATTATCGCGGCTTTTTTATTATATTTGCATTCGGTGCGTGCCACTGCAATAGTGTGGATTCTTTGTGCAGCCACTGCAATACCAGGGCAAAATCAAATAATTCTAAACTTTAATCCATACTAAACCATGTCATGTTCATCAACTTTGCTCGCTTGCCCCGATGTGCAGCTTGAGCTTAACAACTATTTCACAACTTGTAATATCGCTACCCTTGGCCGCGACTCGGCTTTCTTGGGTATGCTTACCAGCCCTGAGAACGTATCAGGAATCAACCAGGTAGTAAACCCAGGTGGTGCCAAAACCCGTACCGTAATCCTGCGTTACGACTCTGGTATCCCAGTTGCCAACGTAGAAGAGGTTACCGAGTGCAACTTGGACTGTGCCGCTACCAATCAAGGTGGTGACAACTCCGCTGAATACTCAATGGACATTTGCCAAAAGGTTAAATACGGCGAGTCATATTCAGTTTATGAATTGGCTAACATCTGCCGTTCCAACCAAGACTTTATCGCTGCACGTTTGAACGCTATGGCTGGTGCCATTGAGCAGAAGATTGCTCAAAAGACCGCTGAAGAATCAGTTTCTTTGGTAGGCGGTTGGGCTTCTGATGTATCCAACGTAACTGGTGCTGTTAAGGAAGTAGCCACTAAAAACGGCACTGCTTTAAACCCTTACTTCATGCCTGAAATCGACTTGGCTTCCAAGCAGACTGGCTACTGCGCTCCTATTGGAATCTTCGGAGGTTCTGAACTTTACCTTTCAACTGACTTGTTGAATGTAGGTTGCTGCGGTGTAGATGGCATGGACCTTATGGGTATCATGGGTCGTTACGGCAAGGTAGTTGCCTGGGATCCTTACATCGTTGATGCTTACGCTTCCAACAACTTGTCTTTGATGACTCAACTTGGAGCCATGCAGTTGCTTGTTTACACCGTAGGAACTGAAGCTTCTTTCAGCCCACTTGCTTCCGGTGCTTCCAGCAATTTCGAGATTATCCCGTTGACCACTCCTCGCTACGGCATCCCAGTTGACTTGATCGTTAGCAACAACTGCGGTCAGATCAGCATGACCATGCAGACTTCAACCAAGCTTGTTGCTTTGCCAACTGACTTGATCTGTTCTGGTCCATCAGCTGGTGTGAACTTCGTAAACTTAATCGGAGTTAACAACGCTTAATATTAGTTATCACCAATCAAAGGGGGAGGGTGACTTTGCCCTCCCTTTTTTTATATCTTAAAGCATGGACTGTTTCAAAGACCTTATACAAGTCAGGGACCTCTGTAACGTTCCTGCCCCCAAAAGCTCGATTTATATCGATGATGTCGGCGTAAGCTTGAACGATATCGAGAGTTTCATAACAAGTCAATACAGCACGGCTGAGCAGTATTTCAACGCAAGGGTAGACCATGCCGTGCGTGAGATGTCGCAGAACATTTACAACTTTTTCCAAGGAAATTACAACGCTGCAAGTCTGGTTGATTCGCATCGTTTAGGTATATATAACGGTTCGACTGTCCTCAAGCCGGGCGCGAATTACCGAGGCATCCAACTTAGCTTCAACCAATCTGATACGTTTTTTAAGGTATCAATCGGTGAGGTATCGCTTCAGATTAACCAGACAACGACTGTGACTGTCGAGGTGTGGGACTTAAGACAGAACCTTTTACTTGATACTATTGACATCGATACCGTTGCAGGACAGATTAGCACGGTCTACCTGCATAAGACTTATTACAGCTCCAAGCAGCCGATGAACATATTCATAGGTTACGATAGCACTGGAATTGATGCCTATTATACACAAATCAAATCGGGCCTTTGCTGCGGTAAGATTAGCTGCTCTAATACTTATCTTTCCGCTTATGGTGTTGAGGTAGATGGAACTTTCCACGATGCCAACACATTAGGGCTGAACCATACCGCTGGCCTGTCCGTGGTTTATGACATCGCCTGCGACCACATGGGTTGGATTTGCTCCCATGCCGATAGCTTGGCTTTGCCACTAGCTTATAAGACCGCCGAGATTCTGGTGGCCGATGCTGCTTATAACACCTCAGGCGAGCGAGCTACAAACCATCATACTGTCAACATCGAGCAGCTTAAGGAGCGTCATGCGTTCTATGTGAACAAGTATAAGGAAATCATGAGCAACTGGTTAGGTAACATGCAGCTGCCGGTGAATCGTTGCTTTCAATGCAATACACCTATAAGGCATAAGATATCCCTGCCATGACAATCGATGAGTTCAATTTGAAGCTAAAGCAGGCATTGGCTGAGATTCAGGCCAACGATGTACCGCTTCGATTGGCTGCTTATGGCTCATTGGCTGAAGTTTCTTTAAGGATATTTACCAAAGGTGGCAACGCTGATGGCGGTCAGATTGGTCAGTACAATTCAACCAATCCGATTTACCTGAACCCTAAGAAATCATTTGGCGGATCAAAGCTTGGAACACCTAAAGGTAAGACTGGAGAAACCAAATTCAAGAATGGTAAACCTCACGTTACTGTTTACCTTGATTCTTATAAGGATTACAAGGCAGTCTTAGGTAAGCCCTCAGGTGGCGGCTTTGTTAACCTAGAGCTTAGTGGTGACCTAAAGTCAGACTTCGAAAATGGCAAGGTACCAACACCTCAGCAAGCTGGACCGCATGAATACTTTGTCAGCTTGAAACGACCTATTAATAACGATAAGCGAGACGGACTAGAGGCCAAATACGGTAAGATTTTCGCCCTGACTAATCAGGAGGTCGAGAACTTTATCGAGGACATTAAATTTGAATTCGCTAAAATATTCGGAAGCACCAAATGATAACAACCCTATTCTGCGATATTGCCAATAAGCTCAAGTTGACTGGTTACTTCCAGTCGGTTTATGAGTACACCGAAATAATCCAGCGCACCGATGGAACGCTTCGCCCCATGTATTACAAGGGTCAGAAAGCAGGTTACGTTGATGTCCAGAACTTCGATGTAAACGGCACGGCTTATATCCGTAAGCGCGGCAACGTATCGGTTCAGGTCGATCGTAACGCCACGCGCCTAAGCTCCTGCGTTGACTCATCTCGAATGGTGCTGGCTACGTTTCCGCTTCGATTGGTGGTGGCCGTTCCCAAGTCGCAGCTGGAAGATTCTCCCCTAGTCGATGACATCTTAGCGGCTGACCTTATCGGGGTGCTGCAATCCGATATGCAGTCAACGGCCGTGGCGATGGATGCCAAGGAAATCAACTGCCTTGTAACAGGTTACGATACCGATGCCGTTACGATATGGGCTGCCGAGAACAAGGGGATTCTGTTTGACGAAACGAAAATTTATCGGTTCAGCTACCTAGCTATCGATTTTATTTGTGAAATTAGAGGACAGGTCGAGTGCCTCCAAAACTGCCTTAAAAATGAGTATTGACTGTTGCAAATCGTATGTAGGTAAACAGATAATCGGGCTGCTGCCGAGTGAACAGGATTGCTTGTATTACTTGGTCATTGATTCAATATTTGTAAGCGGAGGTACTTTTGTTGGTTGCACCATCAATGGTCAGCCAGTAGGCAGCGTGGCCAATGCCTTTTTCACTTCTATACAACCTACCACTACCAGCGAAACGGCTGTTTTTTGGTACACTGGAAATCAACCTGATACGATTGTAGTGGTTGACCCTTTCAATATTGAATTTCCTTTTACCTATACTAAAGTTACTGATCTTGATGGTAGCTGCGACCCAGCATGTTATCAAGCATCATTTGACTATGGTTATGTGGTTCAATACTTCGAATATTTCACCAATGGTGGCGCATACCCTGCATCATTTGGAGGTATCAGCATAGATGACCAGACAAGCTTGTATAACGCACTGGTTCAAATGTTAGGTCCCGATATTACCGTATCATCAGTTTGGAACGGCAGCCAATATGTAGTGACCATCAACGGAGCGTTCGCCCTAGGTTCTCCGCTTCAGTTCGATGACGGAGCAGGCAATGTCGTTGCATTTGACCTATTGCCTTGTGAAATAACACCGCCTACACCGGTGCCATTGTCATTGCTTACTGCATATCCTGGAGCGACCGCTGCCTATAGTGTTCGTAAATTATCAACTACATATACCGGTGCGGCTATAAGGGTGCGAAGATCATCTGATAATACCGAACAGGACATTGGATTCAGTGGAGTAAACCTTGATGAAACAGCATTGACAACTTTTGTAGGTGCTAATAATGGTTTTGTTACAAAATGGTATGATCAAACAGGTAATGGTAGAACTGCTCAACAAAATACAGCTATTTTTCAATGTAAAATAGTGAATAGTGGTACTATTATTTCAGAAAATAGCAAACCATCTATCGAATTTGTAAATGTTTCACTATTTAGTAATATAAAATTGCCAATTATAAATCTAACAACTCAACTGGATTCATCATTCTTGATAACATCAGTGGTAAAAGCAAATACTCAGACAAGTTATAAAGGTATTTTTTCAACACAAACAAGCGGAAGCAATGGACTTATGATGTTATCAAGAGGGGGTTCTAATAACTGGGGTACTTATGGTGGAGGTGCTTATCAACCTTCAAATTCAAACATACAAGCCCAACCCCTTACATTGATTACAATGCAGTCATCTAATGGAAATTCTGGTAATTTCTATAAAAACTCATCAGCTGATGGAACTTTTGCTAATACTGAAGGTCAAACATATGTTGGTATCGGCGGTCAACCATCACAGGAATTTGTAGGTAAAATATCAGAATTGATTTTATACCCCACCAACCAATCAGCCAACCGAGTTGGAATCGAAACTGACATCAAAAACTATTACGGAATATAATGCTTTACCTTATATACGAAAACACTCAGGATGCGATGGACCGCAGCGAGGAGATAGCTTTTGCACAGGGTTGCACAGGTGATATCACTACCTATTGGTTTGGATGGATTGTATCCTACACAAATCCTCCTGATTCAGCACTGATG